CCAAATTTATTCATCATCAAACTTTTCCAAATAGGCACACGGTCATATTGATGTACAATACAATGTGGTATTCCAGCTGTTGTGGTAATTGTTTTGGAATGATAATTGAATATAGGTTCTGGTTCAGTTAAGAATGGCCTAAATTGGTTTATCTTTGATGGGTCACCAGTTGTACCAAGTTGTACTGCCCATCCATCTTCTTGATTAGTGAACAATACATTATCTTTATATGGTTGTGTGTTCAATAACACATTATAGACCGCCTGGTCAACGATAGGAATTGGCCTGTTGATTGCATTGGTGAATATGTTGAAACACATATCTCTAACATAATGGGATTTACCACCAATGGTTCCTACATTAAAAATGATGTTGCCTTTGAATCTATTATAAACATCATTGCCGTAAGTTTGAAGTAAGTTCTCATTGCCCCATGGTTCATCTTGATAACGAATAGATTCTGAACCAGCCACCAAAGATTTGTCATCTCTGTTATCATCAATCCATTTGCATGGGTCTCTTTGAAAATAAACATCTTTAACATCGGTGGTTACAACGATATCATATATTGGATTACGATAGAGATAATCATATATTGACCAGAATCTTGCAACATGAATTGGTGCATTGATTTTTGGCATTGCAATCAATTCAAAACCATGGTGTATGAGATGAGCACAAGTATCATCATCTGCATCACCAACAATCATTACTTTACTGCCTTTGAAGCCACACAAATCAATAGATTCAACCCAAGGTTTTAATTGATTGTAGTTGTAACCAGAAAATGCACCGATTATTAAATTTTTCGCCATGGGAAAACTCCATTATATTTGTCATTCATTATTTTATTACCATTATGGAAAAAGTCTGCGTTAACAGAACCTGGATTTCCATCTACTCTGTAGTTCATTGTATACTTACCAGTACAATCAAAGTTAGGAAAGTATTGTGAGAGAGCCTGTAACCAAACTCTATCTTGTCCCCAGCCACCATGCCATACTTGTGCTAATTTTATCGCAATTTCTGTTCTAAGGCAATAGCAATTAGTATCTATATGGTTAATTCCATGGTAAGTTTGCCATTTACCAAGTGATTCACAGTCATCATTGGTGATATAGTTGCCATCTTTATCACAAATTTTTCTAAGGGAATATGTCCAATCAAGTTTCTTTTCTTTGATTGTGTTGATACATGTTTCTACATGTTCTGGATCCATCCAACAATCTTGATCCAAATACAGTACATATTCGGTGTCAATCAGGTGGGTAAATGCAGCATAGACTCGGTGGCCATAGAATCCGTTGGCACCGACATTGATGGGTAGATAACATCTTTCCAAATTCTTTCTGGAAAGGAAGTCATCTGTAATGATTCTTGTTTTGGAATGGTGTTTCATACCATCCGAAACCACATAACATTTTGTTTCATAGGTTTGTTCAAGTATGGATTGAACAGCCCCTTTCAACTCCGGTACACCCGTAGTTGGTATAATCACAGTAGCACTCATAATCAACCTCTAGTTAGTTTTAATATCTTCTCTATTTGTTTTTCAATTGCAGGTTTACGGTTAGGCCAGTAGATATATTCTTTATCACCTGTACTATGTAGTTTCTTTAGGAAAGGGATAATCATCTTCTCCACTTCCGCTAATCGTGTTTTATAATCATCAGCAGTTTCGGCTGTCTTGTTGATTACTGAATTGTATTCCGCTTCGGATACAGCAGAGAAACCAAAATCATCTTCTAGATCCTGGTATTCTTTCATAACTTTATCAAATTCTGTTAATGGCATTTTATGATATCTTTATAAAAGGACCGAAAGTATCAAACGATTTGATATTTTTCTTCTGTGCTAGAAATGACATGTCAGTTATCATACCCATCATTTTCTTTACATCAATGGTTAAAAGGAAATACAAGAATTCTAATCCCATTAATTTACAAGTTGCGTTGGTTGCGATGGCGCCACCATTATTAAAGGCTTCGGTAACATTTCCAACAAATCCCTCATAACTGACACCAATGTCTTTGCAATTATCCTTGACTTTATTAAAAACTTTTTTATAATTTTTACCCTTTTCCAAATTATCCAAAAAATCTTTTGTTGTTCTTGGATATTGTTTATAGTCATTTACAAATGCACCACGGTTAATCTTATTAACAAGAGTAACAACAAGTTCAACTGGAACTTTACCTCCACGAGCAGCACCTTTACCCTGAATAGTCAATTCAAATTTTAAGTTGCTGCCGGTAGTACTCTCAGATGAGTTTGCCTTAATTTGAAAATTGTAACCGTCACCAGTATGTTTATCTTTAGCAAAAACCTTAACATCTTGTGTAAAGGTGCCTTTAGATGTTGCACCAGATGTTACTGCAAAGTTACAAGTGAAGTCATTTTTGGGATCCACAATAAAGGCATCAGCCACTGTGTCAATCAATGCTTTGTTTTCTTCAACCTTTTCTTTGACTTTATCAAAATTAACTTCTTCAATATGTGCGCCGCTGTCGGTCAGTTTCAGAGATATGCCGACAACTTTTGGATTTTTACCCATCAATAAATCAATTAATACCGAGTTTAAGAAAAGTGTACCCGCACGAATATAGTTTTCAAGTTGTGCGCCATCATATTTGGCCGCAGCATCTTTGTAATCCATAATCTTTGTCATTTGGTCATCAATATACTTCTCAATTGAACTAGGTGAACCATTAACTGCCCATACGTCAGCTGGATTCCAGGTATCTTTCTGTGAGATATTGAATTTTTTGTTGATTAGTTTTGAAATATAATCCATAAAACCACCATCACGTTCAAATCGTTGAAATGTTGAACTTGAATATTTGGCTAACAAAACTTTTTGACTGAAATAAAAAGAATTCAACCAATCAATATAAGGAAAACCAGAATTACCTTTGACTTCAAATATATCTCTTAATTTCGGCAAATCATCTTTGAATGCTTCTAATAATACATCTTCAGGCAAAACTTTTTTTGATAACACATCACGACCAACCTTTAGTTTGGATAATGCAACATCAATCTTTCTTTCATAGTTCACATTGTTGACTAATGATTGTTCAAATATATATGCTGCGCCACGTTCTTGCCATGCGGTCTTAACTTTTGCTGGTTTATCTGAATTACCACCACCTTCTTTATACATTACTGTAAGTGGTTTTAATCCCGAGTAATATTGTGTAAAATCAACGACTGTTGATTGAAAAGAAGAACCGGAAATTAATTTAGACACAAATGGAACTTTACTATTTTTAAGTGTTTTTTCAAAATCTGATTTAAAGTCGGTTCGTTTGCCAACTCTTAGTATAAGTTTATCTGCTGACTTGAAATCAAAACTTGGTTTTTGTGAATCTAAATTTTTATTACTGTTAACAACACTAACAACTAGTTGTGTGTAGAGGTTTTGAATTTCTTGTTTGCTAGCCATCATTGTTCCTGTCGATTTAAATATTTATCTGATGATTTGAATATCTTTGCCTGAGGTCCAGATTTCTAATTCTGTTCTTAATCTACTCTCAGATTTGAGTGTTTCGTATCTATTTATGGACTTGTTTCGCCACCATTCAATCAAGTTTACCAGATTGTGTTTTTCATAGTTTTCGCCAGGAATAAGCACATCCGTCTTACAGTTTACATAGTCAATCATGTTCTTAAAACCATAATCACTAGTATAATATCTTTTCTGCTCTGTCAACCCTTTAGCCTTCTCAATCGTTGCTTGGAATGTGCCGCCTTCAGGAGTACCTTTAAGTGCTGCTTTAGTAAGTGATATAATCTTCATGGAGATTTTTAGCTTCTTACTAGAAGCATCATCCTCAACTAATTGACCAACCTTGTCTTGTACGAAATCACGGAGTTCTGAATAAGGTTTACCATGCATCATAGGTAGAAAATCAGAATCAGTTAGACCTTTGTATCTGATATACGGTTTCATACCATCATATTGTGAAACAGTCTTGGAACTTCCATAGAGACTTGTTGTTTCAAATAGACAAAGGTTCATATCATATTTCTTATTCACAATCTCACGTACCTCATGTGATGTACAGATTGCAGCCAGAAGTTTACCGCCGAGAAAGTTATAACCAAATGGTTGTGCAGGTACGATAACAAAACCCATCATTGCAGAGTTATTGAATCGTTTACCCCACGCAGGATTCTGTGTAAACACTTGTCCAAGCATATCATTACGAGGTTTACAGTTGATGACTGGTGAACCAAGACGAATGAATCCTACGTACTTTCCTGTGTTCTTTTCACGTACTGCCAGTTTGACATTACGACCAACTGGTGGAATGTTTACATGTGATGAGGTAATGTTAAGTAGATTGGTCCATGTTTCATTATCAATTTCAATAACTTCAAAGTCCATATCTTTTGGATGTATGGTGAAATTTTGAAACAATTCATCTTCAATTGGAAACAAAGGATTGGATGGAAGTTCAGCCAGAGAATTCAATTTCTGGTCACGCATATATTCATCAATACGGTCAAAATTACCAAAGTAATCTTCAAATACTTTGGCACAATGAACTGCATCATCAAATTCTAATTTCATACCTTAAATCCAGTAAATTGTTTTTTCTGTGGACGTTCACGGTCACCAAATGTGTTCAATGGTTTATCTGTGTGACCTGCATCAGCCAAACCTTGTTGTGCGGATTGTTCAACATCATACAACCTCATCTTAGCACGGTCAATACCCAATGTAAATCTCTTATGAAATGTTGGATCAGCATAACGATTTTTTAATTGTTTCACCATAATCTGGCCAAGTTTTTCCAGTTCTTCGGAAGAAATCAAAGCAAACATCATGTCTGCGGTTGCCGGCAAACCAAAAGACTCACTTGTGTCCTCAAGTCCGGGATCGGAAGAAGTAAATCCACTTCTAGTTGTTTGTGTCGCAGAAACAATAGGTACTCCGAACTCAACGGCAAGACCTCGCAACTCCTCGGCGATGGATTTAACGTAGGTATATGAGTTGATATTGGCTCCTGCTTTAATCCTAGAACTACAACAAATATTAAGATAATCAATAAAAATGATATCAGGAACGAAAGATTTTTTAAGATTGAGCTCGTTGAGTAAGGCACGAAAATGTATGGTGCTTGCAGACGCTGTTGGATATTCTTTAATGATAAGTTTTCCAACAGTTTTTTCACGGAGTTTAGTAATCTTTTTATCATACATATCTTTCGGTAAATTCATAAGGTCATCAATGGTGACATTCAACATATTGGCATCAATACGTTCAGCAATCTTTTCTTCGGCCATTTCCATGGTGATGTACAGAACATTCTTGCCTATTACCATGGCACCAGCCGCAACGTGACACATGAACAATGATTTACCAACACCAGTTCCTGCCAAAGCAATGTTCAGTGTTTTCTTTGGTAAACCACCTTTGGTTATCTGATTAAAGATATCAAGGTCAAAAGGAATTCTTTCTTCTTTTCTGTGATAGAATTCATATCGTTCATCGGAGTTTTCAAGGTAATCGTGACCAACGGAAGTATCAAAGGTTACCGCCAATGCGTCTGATAGTATTTTGGGAATCGAGCCTTTGTCGTTGGTTTTGTCTTTTCCATCGAGAATAGAAATAGACCCCAATACTGCATTGTATATGGCCTTCTCTTGGCAAAATTCTTCGGTCTTGTCAACAAGCCATTGTATCTTGGATTCTGTATCTTTAGTTTGTTCAATCTCTTGTAGATAAGTTTCGTACTTCTCCACTTCATCAGCTGTAAGATTTCGCCTTTCTTTGCCGGCCAATGTAAGTGCTTCAATCGTTGGCGGAGAATTGTAAGTTTCTGTGAATGATGTAATTTCATTAAAAAGTGTCCTGTCAGTTCTATCAGTAAAGTATTCTGGCTTTATGAATGGTAGTACTTTACGTAGGTAATCATCATTATAGATTAGGTTCTTTAATATCGTCTGTTCCAGCTTCATCAATTACTTCCTGTTCAATGTTAGATGACATTATCTCTACCAATAAGTCACCAATATAATTCTTAAATGTGTCGTCTTTTTCCAGTTTAGCTGGCTTCTTGATTGGTGATTCTAACACATCATAAGCAAAAAGTAAATAGACCTGCTCATTTTCTTCCTTAAATTTCACCTTACCATATTTGAATATGGTATCTTTATAAGCACCTTCCAAGAATTTAATATGCACGGAGGTTTTATCATTCTTGGGATAGATGTAGCAGTAATCAATTCCTTCAATCATTTGGTGTCCTTTGCTAATTTTTTATATCCTTCCCAACTAGGATGAATAC